GGGGGGCTTCTTTTTTACCTAGGAGGTACTTGTCATGGGAATGGCTTCATTCCGCATTGCAGAACAGGAGCGTCAAGAGCGTGAAGCTCAAGCCGCTGCTCCTGCTGAATGCCCTATGCCCGAACCTGCTGCTGAGGAAGCCCCTAAAGCAGCTACGGTGACTGCAAAGGCTCGGACCACTTCTAAGGGCTGAGCTGTAACGGAGCGGGTCGATGGCCTTTGTATCAACACTTGGCGCTTCTGACGCCAACTCATTTTTGAGCGTTGCTCGGGCCACGACCCTTCTCGGTGAGCTTCCTGTGAGCGCGGGTATTACAGCTTGGCTCGCGCTCAATTCCACTCAAAAAGAGCAGACACTTGTTGCTGCGACGATGGCAGTCAATCCCTTGAAATGGAAAGGGACTGTTGCCACGCAAGAGCAATCTTTGTCTTGGCCGCGCCGCATGAAAGTTGACGGGCGCGTTTTGCCATATGACGAACTGCCAATTGATTTTGAAATTGCCGTTGCCTATATGGCAGCTTTTCTTGGCAGTGGTGGTGGATATACAGCGGTTGCAGCGAATGATGGCGGCGCTTCGTTGCGTAGTACAAATCAGTACGACGAAGTTGAACTTGGCAATGGCGCGCTGCGCGTGAAGTTCAAGGGTGGCGACACTCCTCAGACGGGCATGGATTACATTCCGCCCTTCTCGATGGATATTCTGAGCCGTTACGCAATTGACTCAAGCTTCAATCAGCCCTATGTAACACGCGATAGTGTTGCAAAGCTTGATCCATACTACGGAAATTCCGCGTTCCGCCCAAATCGTATTCGTGTTGTGGGCAGTCAAATTTATCCTTCCTATGGTGGGTGGGCGAGCAACCCACTCTGATGAGCCATGGCGCTGGTCGATGACATTTTCGGTTCAATCCCGGCGCCACTGATCAATCAGTTTGGAATTGATGCGACGTATATCAAACTTTCGCAGAATCAAACTTACAATCCAGAGACAGGCGTAGTCTCGGGCTATTCGCAAGAAGTCTCTGTCAAAATTTTTATTTACACGCCAGGCCGAGCAGATCTGGGTGGGGCGCCATACGAAAACGTCGGCGTCAAAATTTTGCTTTCTACGCAAGAACTGGGCTCTTACTACCCGCAAAAAGGTGATTCTATTCGCTATCAAGAAGCGGGCGCTTCTAGAACTGCAATTATTACCGGCGTTGAGTCAAACAGGGGCGATAATCCTATACTTCATATGATTGTTGCGAGGCTGAGCTGATATGGCAAGAAGAGCTGGTCGAATTAGTTCAACTCAGGCTGCAAAATTTCGTGCTCAAGCGGAAAAAAGCATTGCGGGCCAAATAAAAAGGGACATTGACAGAAAAGTCGCTCGCGGAGTGCAAGAGTTTGCCGTGAAGTCAATGAATAGCCTTGCTCAGGCAGGCCCTGCCTGGACCGGCGAATTTTCTGCGTCTTGGGGATTCGCCCCAGAGGGCGCTCAACCGCAGACGCCAGGAACCACGGGAAGGGTTTACAAGTACACAAAATATGATGTACCTATTCGATATGTAGAGAATTTAATAAAAAATGGAGTCGCAAGATTTAGTATCTCAAACACTTCGCCCCATGCTTCGATTGCAATCGACGAAAGCACGGGAGTATTTGAGCGATCTGGCGTGCCAATAAAAATAGATGACTGGGAGTTTGGCGATGCAGATCCACGCCCTGGCCTGAGATATGACATTGGCAATTCTGTCGATCAGGATGACCCAGACGCAAACTCTAGTAGAACTGCTCCACCGGACTGGTACGCAAATTACTTACTCGGTGGCGCATTTCAGAAAGACCTGAGCGTCGGATTTTCTTTTGGCTTTGAGGAGCGATGACAATGAACTACCAATCCATCCGCGCAAAACTTGAAGGGCCGCTTCTCACCGCGTACAACGATCAGGCGCCTGCTGTTCCTGTTTATTTTGACAACATCACTTTTGTTCCGCCCGATCCGCCAAAAGAGTATGTGCGCGTAAATGTGACATTCGGTATGATGTCAGAATGCGCGCTAACAAATGAACTTGACTTTGCTCGGGGTGCAATTGTTATTCGCTGCTTTGCCGCAAAAAGCAATGGCCCTGCCAGGTGCCAGCAGCTTGTAGCACTTGCAAAGCAAGTCATAGATGCAATAAATTCTACACCAAAAGCAGCAAACACGACATACGTTCGCGTCAAGGATATTACCGGACCTTTGTTTAGTTCGATGGAAGATAATCCACACTTTGTTGGCAAAATAGAAGCTGGTTGGCAAGCAACAGTGAAGTAGTCGCTACGCTGCTCTTAGCCGGGCAGTGCCCGCACAAGCCACTACCCCCTGTTTGTCATGGCAACCGTTCTGTCCGGTATTTCCGGGGCTTTCTACTACAAGCCCGCAGGCACCCTCGCTACTTTCGGCGAGCTTGATGTAAACGCTACCAACAACACCATTTATGTTGGTACTTACATGGGCTTCCGTGTTGGCGATCCCATCAAGTTTGATGTTGTCAATACCACAACTGGTGGTACTGGCACCGGCACTCTGCCATCCACTCTTGTTGGCGCCAACACTTACTACGTGCTGACCTACTCGCAGACCACCGGTCTGATGACGATTTCTTCGACATCCGGTGGCACTGTTGAGGACATCACCAACGATGGCACCGTTACCTCGCCCAACAAGTTCCGCGTTCAGTACGCCGATTTTGGTGCCGTTGCGGAAGTCCGCGACTGGAGCATTGAGATTTCTCGCGCAGAAATCGACGTGACAACCATCGGTCAAACCCAGACCGAGTACGTGCCTTTCCGCACCTACATCTCTGGCTTTGGTGATGCAAACGGTAGCGCTACTGTCTACATGACTGACGAGGATAACTCGTTTGCCAACCGCATCATCACCGATGTTCTGCGTCGCAAGCAGGTTGGTGCCACGATGAAGCTCTACATCGACCGTGTGGAGAATGCTGGTGTGGTTGACGAAACGAAGAGTCGTTCGATTCAGACGGAAGTTACCCTGACTTCCGCCGCCTTCAACGTGAACCCTGACGATGCTCAGAGCATCGCAATCAACTTCCGCCCATCCGCCGCCGTGAACCTCGATCTCGTTACCACCTGATCGTTTTTCGCCGCTCTTCTGCCCCGCCTCGGCGGGGCTTTTCTTTTGCTTGTTTGATTGCAGTTGTGTTGGCGCTATTTGTGCAGTAGGATTCGGGCTGACCATTATTTTTTTATGGCCAACGCACCCACCGCTTCTGGACCGATGAGGGCAATTGACATTCTTCGCAAAGCTGCAAATTTCCAGCCGATCAAGCAAGAGATTACTCTTGGCGATGGCAGCGAATTTGTTTTTTACGTTGCTCCCTTGAATGCTGCTGAGCGCGAAAAAGCTCAGAAAGATGGCGGCTCTGATAGCAACGGCTTTGCTATGCAGCTTCTCGTCCAAAAAGCTCTCGACGAGAACGGTGAACGCATGTTCAAGGCGGGCGATATTCCCGTCCTGAAGCGCGAGGTCGAAGACGAGGATCTTCAGAAGATGATCCTTTGTGTTCTTCGCCCGCGTGGCGGAAAGGACGAAGAAGTCGATCTGAAAAGCGCTTGAAAAAGAGCTTGAGTCTGACAGCAGACTTCTGTTTCAGCTATCTCTTGCAGAAGAGCTGAAGATGACATTGGCTCAGCTAAAAGAGTCAATGACAGACGAAGAAATGCTGCTTTGGTCCGCCTACTTCCGCATCAAAAAACGTCAGCACGACAAGATGATGGAAGATGCGAAGAAGGGCGCAAGACGCAGGTAGCTAGCAGCCGCTCTTCGGGGCGGCTTTTTCTTGCCTAGCTAGACTGCCGCTAAGTTCAGGTCGATCAAATGGCTAGCTATGATGCCGCGATTAATTTAATTGTTAACGGCGGATCAAAGGTTGATCAAATAATCAACCAGCTTAGCCAGCTTGATGGAATTGTAAGTCAACTCAAAAAAACGCCTATAGATTTTAACGTACAGACTGCAACAGCCGCATTCGATAAGCTTGACACAAGCCTTAAGACATTTCAGGCGAATCAAAAAAATGCACAAAAAGCAGCAGATGCTGCTGGCAAGGCAATAGATAAATATTCTGATCAAGTAGTACGCTATCAACAAAGACTTTCAAAAGAAAATCCCAATACAGTCAAGTACAACAAAATTCTTGAGCAGCAAACAGCTGCAATAGAAAATCTAGCAAGTGCGCAAAAAGATTTAGCTAAAGCCGAAAAAGACGTAGAACGCTATTCGTCTAGCGGTGGACTGGAACTTGAAGTCAAAAAGGCTGAGCGCGCCAAAAAAACAGCGGAAGCGCTGAATGAACTTGGTAAAAGCTACTTAAGATATGGTGGAATAGTAAAATTAACACAAAAAGGTGAATTAGCAAAAGATCAGCCTGGGCAAAGTATTGCACAGCTTAATGCTCAGTCTTCGGCGTTCAAGGAACTTGCCGCAAACGCAAAAATTGCTTCAGCAGAATTCAATCGTTTTACGATTGCCTCTGAAATAGCAAATCAGCGTATTTATGAAGGAAGACAGGCGCAAATCAAAGGGCTTGCCTTTGGCTTTTCCGGTCCATCCGTGGCAGCAAATGTTCCAGACGTAAATGTTAGAAATACTTCCCTTGAAGCGGCGAGAGGGCAAATTGGTGAATTTGTCAAATCATATGGAACACTTGTAAAAAGTGAAGCCGCAATGGGAGCCTTCGTTGGAAGGGCTCGCGAATTGCAGTCAATTGTGCCTTATATCAGTGATGAGTGGGGCGTTCTTGAGTCTGCCATTAATGAAGTAGTTGGAGAAATGCAGCAGCTTGAAAAAAGCGCTGCTGGACTTCGTGGGCAAAGCTCTGCCTTGTCGCCAAGGGGCCAATTTAGCCTTTTGCCGCAATTTTCTGTTAAATCGGCATTTGATCAGGCGAAATACGAAAGAAAAAAAATTGATTATCTGGATAGGATTGATGGCATTACTGAGCGAATTGATCGCGCAAATCTATCCACCTCGCAAAAACTAGATCTTCAGGTTCGTCTTGAAAAAAGCCTGTCGGCGCTAACTGAAGGAAGGCTTGATGACGCGAAGGCTGTAACTATAGAAGTAGAAAAACAACGCATGTCGATGGAGCGTGCAAATCGCGCTCAAAAGACATTGGTCGTTGGTGCGCTTGGCACGGAATTTATGCCCATTGGCGGCAAGTTGCCAAGCGGCGAAATCGCTCCTGGCTCTCCAGCAGACAAGCAAAGAACAGCAAGAGCAAAACTGAGCTGGCAAAGTGCACTTGCTCAGATGAGCGAAGTTGCACAGCAAATAGAAGAAACCGCTGCCGCTAAAGGGCGCAAGATTCAAATGGATTGGAATCTTGCTTTTGAAAAGGCAAAAGAGATTATTTCTGATGCAACCTTAGCCGGGTTACAAGAAGGGACGAAAGCTGCTGTCGCGCTCGGCAAGCAGCAATTGAAAGAAATTGAGCGTTCTACGGCGGATCTCTGGAAGCAATATGGCGGCCCTGCGTTGCCGCCTGGCTTCACCGAAAAAGGCCCTATCACGCCAAAAGCAACTGGTCAGTTTTCTCCTGTTGAGGGCCAGCGTCGTCTCAACAATATTCTTGCCTCTGGCGCAATCATTCAGCAAGGCCTTATCAACCTTCAAGGTAAAGGTGCGGATGTAACAGACAGGCTTATTCAGCTTGAAACAGCGCTGAATGCAGCCAAGCAAGATGGCTATGAAATTTCGCTGAAAAATCTTAATGCGTTAACAGACGAAGTATCTCTTGCGGGCAAGTTTGCGCAGCTTCAGCGTAGTGTTCTTGCTGGGCAAGCCGGCGGTGGTGGTAAAGGTGGCAAAGCGGCTGATGGATACAAGGCAGCGCTGACGACAGAGCAAGCTCGCGCAAAAATATCCGAAATAGTCAGAAACTTCAATGCCGCAGTTAGCTCAAATGCTGGCACGCAGGGTATTGGTGAAAACATTGCCTCCAGTTTCTCTGCAAACTTGAAGAGCGGCGCTTCCGCTGCTGCTTCTGCCGCAACCTCATTTGCGTCTGCCGCATTAGACGCAATCAAAAAAGTTTTTGGCATTGCAAGTCCTTCTCGGGTGATGAAGGAAATTGCGTCAAATTTAATCTCTAGCTTTATCGTTGAGCTTATTAGTAATATTCCCTCCGTAAAGGCTGCGCTTGAAAAAACATTTAATCCCAAGACCGCCTATGAGCAGGCCGGTCGTGCTCCCCAGCGTGGTCCGGGCATGGCCATGGAGCTTGATCCTGGCCTTGTCGCGGCAATGTCTGGGTCTCCATTGCCGAGTGGGGCGTCCATCGCTGCAGGGGTATTCCAGGCTGGTTACACACAGCCCAGGGGAATGGGCCTCTATCGGATGCAGCAGAGGCGTTTTCCGGTTGAGCCTCCGGCTGAACTTTTTGCGCGTCGCAATCAGCCGAGCGATGCAAACAGGGTCGTTTCTGAGGCGATCAACGAGTATCGCGCTGCCGTAGACAATTTCTGGGAAGGCGAGGATTCACAGTTCCAGGCGATCACTCGCATTCTCACTTCCTCTGCTCGCCTTGGAGCGGCAAGACTTGCTCGCACACTTAGACAGCGCAAAGATTTATCGCCAGAGCAGCAATTCCAGCAGCAATTTGACCTGATTGCTAGTCAAACTCGTTCTGCTCTGTCTGCTGGCCAGCGTTCTGGCTCGTCGCAGAGATTCTCCGTCAGCCAGCTTGGCGCAATACTCCAATCGCTTTCTGATTCTGTCCTGAATTCTGTTGAATCGCTCAGCTATTCGGTTGGCGATGCCTTTGCTGATCAAGTTGATCGAATCAGGAGCCGTGTCAGCCAGGCTGTGTCTAGTGGGCTTTCTGGCTTATCGAATGCAGTTGAAGGTGTTCGTGGAATTGGCGGCGGTGGTGGGGGCCGTCCGCCTGCGCCCCCGGCAGGCCCAAATGATGATGATCTGCAGCGCGCCCTTGCAGCAGGAGATCTCGCTCCTCTCGCCAGGGCTACAAATCAGCAGCTGGATGTTCTTGAGCAGAATTTAACTGAAGTTCGCAATGGACTTGCACGCACGAATCCATTATTTGATCAATTAACCAATCAAATCCAAGCGCTTGGACGTGAACAAGAACGCCGCGCTCCTGGCGCAAGCGGTCTTACCCGTCAGTTTGGGCCAAGAACTTCTAGGGCTATTTCCGAAGGTCTCATTGGTGGCGCCTTCCCGCTTCTGTTCGGTCAGGGCTTGGGTGCATCGGTTGGTGGTCTTGCTGGTGGCGTGGCTGGTGGATTTGCTGGTGGTGGACTTGGCTTTGGCTTGTCGCTTGTTGGCACTGCTCTCGGTAGTGCGTTTGACGCCGCAATTAAAAGCGGTGCCGAGCTTGGAGTTGCCCTTAACGATGCGACTCAAGCCTTTGATAAGGTAAAAGAAAGAGCCCTGTTTAGCTCCAAAGAGACAGAAAAATTTGCTAGCAAACTTCAGGAGGCGGGACTTGCCGCATCGGCGTCAATTATATCTCAGCAAGAAATTATCAATAAGGTTGGCGTTGGCGGAATTAAAGCATTAAAAGATCTAGGCAGTTCCTCGGATAAACTTAATCGTGCCTGGGCGGAATTCAATCTTCAGCTTCAGGCGGCTCTTGCTGGCCCGATGGCCGATCTGCTGAATTGGGTTGCTGGAATAGTCGAAGAATCCAACAAGAGGGGGCGCAGAGAAGCGCAGACAAGGGATGTATTTGGTGGCCTCTCGCCAAAAGATCAAAGAGCATTTAATGCAGAGGTTAGCAAGAGGCTCGCTAACGTAAATTCATTGCCGCCCGAGGCTGCCGCTGAGCAAATCGCTCAAGTAAGAAGCCAGGTCGCTGCAAAATTTGCAAA